ATAAGTTCCAGTATATCTCTTTGGTCTCCATATTCCTGTTTGATCCTCAGTGTATGCAAAGGCAGTTGGATCTAATGCCTGTCCATCAACCAAATGAACATCTGCAACATACCCCTCAAACTCATGATCATCTGTATAATCACCAATTTTAGTAGAATTACCTCCAGTGTTAAGACTAAAACCTCCAATACCATTATGAGCAACAACACCATTTATGTATGTGTAAGCTGTGCCTGAATTATTTTTCATAACTATGTGATACCACGAATTAGTATCTCTAATATATGGAGTTGCATTTGTTAGAGAACTGCCATCATAAATGTATAAGTTATTACCACTACTAGTCCCGTTAAATGATAAACCAGCACTTCCAGTTGAAAAAATATACTTATAATCATCTAATTTTTGGTGTTTTACCCATGCTGAAAATGTATAAGTTGAACTGGCAGTCTCTGACGTTCTGGTCATTACACAATTTGTTCTACCATGTCTAAACCTTAAACTTTTCTCAATTACTGTTCCGCCTACCGCACTATCAATCGTTATAGGGTGGGATAAAAATGCTCTTGCCATTATCTAACCTCAACTAAAGTTTACTGACGCACCTGCAAGTAGTGTCGTTCCTGCTGCTCCTGTCTTATGAATTGTGAATGATATTAAACTTATTGATCCACTTGCTGTTGGTAGTGATGGTGTACCACCTGATGGAAATTGGAATGCTGTGCTAAATCCGACTGTTGCAACTCCAACATTTTCAATTCTTACTTGATGACTATCTGCTTCTGTTCCACCTGTAACATCTATCGTAACATTTCCTGTTGCTAAAACCTTATGATCATCTGCACTTGATAGTAATAAATGAGTTGTAATACCTGATGGTGTGATTGTCTCTGTTGCAATACCAACCGATATACCTGTAAGTTGTGAACCATCACCTCTGAAGGAAGTTGCAGTACATATACCAGTTACACGTAGACCATCTCTAAATGTACCAACTCCTAGAGAGTCAACATTGGTTACATCTTCATATGTTAATACACCACCAACTCCGAGATTACCTGAGAACGTACCAGTTGTTCCTGTTAGTCCATTTGGAAAATCTGCAGCACCACCAGACTGACCACTAAAATCTGTTGCAGTACAAACTCCAGTTACTTCCAAACCATTAGTCGCAGTTGGAGCACCGTTTGCAGTTTTATTTGTTATTGAATTTGCCCTTAATCTTGACATGGTTTATATTTTTAGTTATTTATGGAACAAACAAATCAAAACAATCAGGAACTACGTCACCCGACTCTATAATTAAATCAGCAGAATCTTCTATTTGCAATTCTGCATAGTTTGTGTAAACAGCAACCGAAGTAGGTGGTGGATCAACTGTAATTGTTGAACCAATACTCATTACACTATTCACATAATAAAGAGTACTCAATGGACTTGTTTGATCTGAACTTAGTGGAGTTCCAATACCAGTAACACCAGTTAAACTAGAACCATCTATCGCAGGAAGAGAACCAGTTAATTTACTTGCAGCTAATGAACCATCAAAACTTGACGCAGTAACAATTCCTGATAGGTTTAGATTCCCATCAGCATTTGCAATTATCTTATCGGTTGCTCTTGTTAGTGCCATTTAGTTATTTATATTTGATAACAGATCAGATTGTATTCCCATTTTTTTACCTAGTATTGCATTGATACACCAGTAATTCTTGTTTCTTTAGACCCTGCTGATTGGTTAGCAACTTCAACTTTATATTTAAGTTGTGTACCAGCAGTCACTGTTACATCATTTACCTTAGCCATTTTTATACCTGTAGCAAAATCAGGTTGTGCTACAAGAGTTCCTTGAGTAAAGTTAGATCCATTATCTGCTGATAAATGTATTTTTAAATCTGTGTTTAAAGTTGCAGTTCCAGAACTATCAATATATGTAATAACAGCACCCATGTTGGTTGTTGACGCACCAGCAGTAACTACATTACTTATAAAATTACCTGTTGCGTTATTTACAGTAGTGGTTAATTTTTGTCCTTTTATTTGTATTTCTGCAAGACCAGCGTTTACATTACCGTTGTTATGGTAGCCATCAAATATAATACGAAATGCAGCAGTATTTGTAGGCACTACATAAGGTGTAGTTAAAATCATCCCTGCATAACTATTAGCTACGTTTGTAGCTTCTATATTCCAATTAGCAGTACCTTGGTTTGCACTACCACTAGGAGTTACAATTTGACTTCCTCCAAATGTACCACCAGACCCACCTGAGTCTGCAATTTCCATTCTAAAATATCTAAATCTTGCATAAGTATTAAAGTTCCAAAACTGAAAACCAGTTAATTTAAAACCTACTCCAAAATCAGAGTCCGCTCCAATTTCATATCCAAAACCTTTAGTGTAACCAGAAGGTCCAGCTATATAAAAAGTTTGATTTTGTCCTCCTCCAATACTTCCTGTTACTCCATCAATCATTCCTGGTGGATCAATAGAAGTACCATTATAGTTGTAAATTCTGTTTGCATCTAAATCACTCGTTGACCAATATTGATCTGTACCATAACTTTGAATAATACTAGCTACATATTCTCCACCTGTAGTATCTCTAGCCATTCCTGTTAATGACGCTATACCATTAGCATCTTGGAAAGTTTCTACAGAAGTAGAGTTAGTATTGTATCTAGTAGCATTTTGTATGCCATTTATTTTTAAAGCTAGTGCTGATATATCGTTTACTATTTTGTCATCACTAAAAGGTGTAACGTGTTGAGTAACACTACTTGCAGCAATTCTTGCATCTGCAATTGTACCAGTCAATTGTGCAGCGGGTAATGAAGTTAAATTTGCACCTGAGCCATGAAAAGAATTTGCAGTAACCGAATTAATTCCAGACATATTTTGAGTTGAGTCATGTCCTGCAACATGGGAAAGCAATGTAACAGAACTAATACCTGCGTCTGTTTGTATATTATTAACAACTATCTTACTTGTCATACTATCCTCCAATTACCTTGAACTGTGACAGAATATCCTGCACCAACTCGGATTGTGCCGACTGATAATCCATTTGTTCCTGATGGGATAGTAACATTTTCATCAATTTCTGTGCTGTTTGCTTTGATAATTCCAAAACGATCTAACCATTGCTTCTTACCATTTGCAGTGATTGTGTCGTGAAAGGTGACAGATGTAACTCCTGTCTGTGAACGTATTGTATTGACAACTATTTTTGTCATACGATTGCCCACTCACCATTAACTGTAATCGTATGTCCATCTGCAATCGTTACTGGTCCTGATGAAAGACCATTCGTTCCAGAAGGAATGGTAATACTTTCAGCAATCGTATCACGATTTGCTTTGATTACACCATAAGTATCTAACCACTGATTATCACCATTTGCAGTGATAGTTTCTTTAAACTCCGTTGAAGTGGAGTGAGAATCAATGATGTTGGCTTTAAGTGTTGACATGTTTTATTTATGGTTTAGTTGGCCAAGTGACATTTTTAACAAAAGGACCATCAAGTTCTGGTGTAGCAGTTGATGGTAAATCACGAAGTGCCTGACGATATGTTTTCCATGCTGTTGTTTCAGCAACACCTGTCTCTGATGCTTTTGTTACTACCCAATCAGTTTCTCTAAGTAAATTATCTCGATGCACTCTTAGTCTTCTCATTGCCTCTCCATCATATAATTCCTGTGCCTTATTCATTACCTCAGTTTTTGTAGGTAATGTTCCAGTTACAATATTAGTATCCCAAACCATATTTTCATAACTTGATTCACCTTGACACATAAAGGCACCTGGTTTATTACCAGTTAATGCGTGTGCTGCGTCTGCTATAAAATCGGAAGTTGTTGTAATCATTTTAAATATTCTCTAATTTGTTAGATATATCAAGATAAAATTTATTGGAAGTGCTTGTATTGTGAGCACTTTGTATATACATATCTAATGCTTGTGTGCCAGAAGGATCCCAAGGTAATATAGCTCTATTCCAGGTATAGTTATAATACCAATCATAATGCTGTTCTTGGAAATATACTCCGTCCGTACCATAGGTTTTACCTCTTTGATATATGTAACCAGTCAAATAACCATGATTGGTTGATCCGTTGTGCATATATGTCAGAGAAATTTCAAGTGCATATACACTAGATGCACTGCAATTTGAAACGTTACCTAATTGTACGTTTGAATTGTTTGAGCCACTACCGTAAGTAAGATCTGATGCGACTCGTTGACCACTGACTGTACCACCACCTGTGCTTGGTGATGCTTTGGCACTAGTGCTTGTTACTGTCTGGAAAGTTCCATCTCCACGTAAAAAAGTTGTATTACTTGCAGTACCACCACCTAATCTACCAGAAGTTATAATACCTGTTAAATTAGCAGCAGGTATATTAGTTAAATTAGCAGCACTGATTGCAGGTAAAGAACCAGTCAAATTAGCAGCTGGAAGACCAGTTAGATTTGAACCATCCCCATGATGAGCAGCAGTTATATCAGTAGCTGTGATACTACCTGTAACACTCGCAATTCCAGCGATGGTTATTGTAGATGCACCACCGACTGGATTAATTTTATTGACGTTCAGTATACTCATTCTTTTTGACTATTTATAGACCGTATATTGTTTCTGTGGAAGCACCTAAATGATATACAAGCATCCTATAATATATTGTTTCTCCTGATGAATTGGTAATAACAGAGTTCCAGTAATTACCACTAGCACCCGTGCCTGTTGGAGTTACAGAAATACCACTATCAAATTGATTGACTAACATATTATAAGTATTAAATCCAGAACCATGACAACCAACAAGAACCATCGCACCTGATGGAGCTTGATCTGCAGAAAGTACAGACAAACTACCAATCCATGAGCCACCATTACCACCAACACTATTCCAATTCAATGCACCATTAGTATAAGTTGTTCCACTTCCATTCCAAGAAACCGATTCACCGTTTGCCAATGTGCCTGATGTAATCTCACGAATACCACCAAGATTGTGTCTACCATTTGATTTAAAACTTCCCCTCGCAGTAAGGACAAATCTCTCACCCATTTGTCCCTCTTCAGATTTGGTAATAAACCTCATATATCCACCACTATCATCACCTGCATTACTATCACTCGTCGTGCTTCTCACATCGAGTTCAACTAAACCTCTTGATTGATTGTTACCGCCACTTGAGGAGTTTGCATTTTCACGATTGACAAATCGTAGAACAC